GCTTCTGAGCGGCATTTTCCAGTACCTCAACCCTGGCGCGAAGCTCTAAGAGGCAGGCGTGACTAACGCCATTAACGGCGGCCCAATCTTCAACATCTGCCCACTGTTCGGGCGTTGCTTTGTGTTCAGTCATTGGTCAGCCTCCAATTCAACGCCGATAGCGAAATCATCTTCCTTGTCAATAGCTTCCAATTCGCCAGCGATAGCAAAGAGTTCGGCGCGAGTTTGCTGCTTTTGTTCCCACTTGGAATCAGCCATCAACTGATAACTTTGAGGCCACGGTTCATTTTCTCCGCAAGGTGGTTCAGTTTGTTCAGGCACCACCTGATCCGCAGCAGCTCGCAAAGCGGCGGCAAGACCGTTTCGGTAGCCAAAACCATCGGCGTTGAAATATGCGTTTTCGATCGCCTGAGCGGCGGGGGAAAGGTCAGTCATCGAGTTGCTCCGCTTTAATGTTTTGCTTCAAAATCCATGTAGTCAGCTCTGCTACTTCATCGCCAGTAACCAATCGCTCCAGTTCAAGCCGAACAATGCGATCGGGGCTGGTGATGACCATGGAGTTGTTGCGCAGGCACCAGAATGCGTCAAGCATCCGCAGTGTCAGGGTCTCTGTGGTTTCGATGATCACAGAGGACTGCGCATCTGGCGTATCCGACGATGTCGACATAGGAATCAAGGTGATTTGGATTGGTTTGTAGGCGGCTGAGCTTCAGGCAAATCATCATGTGAGCCACTTGTTGGGCGCTGATGTCTGCACCTGTGATGGCAGACCACATCAGGGCGATGCGATCAAAGCTGACAACAGGGTTTCCGTAGTCAGTGGTGCGGTCGTAACCAATGGTCTCGATCGCTTGGTCAAACTGTGCAATGCGGGATTGATTCATGCTGCCTCTGGTGGTGGTGATGTTTGTCGGTTGCCCAAGAATCGGGCTGCTTGTTGGCGGTCGCGTCGGCCTTGCTCCGTGAGCAGATACCCCTTGGTGCATGGCCTGATCAGGCCGCTTTGGTTGAGCGTGGATAGCTGGGCTCGGATGGCACCTGTTAACCACGACGTCTCGCGTGTGAGGTAAGCCAGGTGCACAGCTTGCTCCAGCTCATCCAATGACAGCGGCAGCGGGTACTTCAGCCACAGCGCATCAAGCAGATCCGACCTGAGTCGAGCCAGGATCACTGGTTCTTGGGTCATTGGATTGGCTCGGCTGTTTGTGAGATAGACCCAGCTTGGTAGGTCTCCAGCACGTGCGCGGCCCACGCTGCGGCCACGATCACGGCCTGGCTGTTGGGCGTGGTGCCGTAGTTGGAGCGCCACCACGAGCGGTAAGCCTCCATCAATTCGTAAGAGGTTGGCATTTGTAAATAGGGGGATTGGTGGGCCCCGTGGTTGGGGCCCGGGATTGGTCAGCCCTTAAGGGCCAGGGTCACAGCCAGCACGCCAACTAGAGCCCAAAGAATCAGCTGGCGCTGCTCCAGTTGGTTAATGGCCGCGGCCTGGGTGCCCGTGATCTCGAGGGCTGCCGTGATGATGTCGGCCTTGGTGCTGTTTTCTGTGGTTTTGTTCATGCTCTGTTGTGGTTTGGGTTTAAGTGCAGGTGCGTAAGCCCTGCAGAGGGGCCGGCGTGGCCCCTGGGCAAGGATCAGATAGACATAAACGCTTTGACGCGGGCCCGGATATTGCCAGGCATCCATACCCCTGGCACCGAACCACGAGACGGCCAGGCGTTCATGGTTTGGGCAAGGTCGTTGGCCTTCCGTTCAGCATCAAGGCCCACAAATACCCGGAGGGTATTGGCAGGCAGGATGCCTTCGTAGACCGGATCGACCACGCGGGACGGATCGTTCACATCATCGAAGCAAACCCAGTATTCAAGTTGACCCATTTTTTTGGTGCGGTGTGAATGCTGCGCGTGAGGGCAGCAGGGAACCCCGAAGGGCTCCGGGCTGTCGTCACCGGTACCGCGGTGCCGCACCCCGTAGAGGGCGGCCAACGTGGCACGTGAGCGGCGTGCAAGGGCCAGAGGCGTACCGCTGCTGGCTGAGACAGGTTGGCGCCTGATCCCAAACCTCAACGGTGTACCCCTTGCGTTGCTGTCGGGCGATGTAGTCGTCAACCTCCCAGCGCGTGAGCGTGGTTGGTGCGTACATCTGGACAGGTTTCCCACCGGGCCATGCGTACGTGGTGACGGTGGGCAGCCACCAGCTCACAGAGGGAGCCGGTGGGAAGTTGTGGCCAAAGGGGCTGCTGTAGTCCGTTGCGAAACGGTGCCAGCCCCAATCAATGGTTGCGGTCATGGTCCTGGAAATTGCGTTTGAGTTGAGCGGTTTGGAATCGAGTGGTAAGTGGGGCGGTCAAGTTGGGCCAAGGTCACCAGCCACAGAGTGGAGGTGACTAAGACCACAGCAGCAACCGCGGCGAGTGGGTGCCTCATTTGCCAAACCAAAACAGGGAGCAAAACCATTCGAGTGCCTCGGTGTCGACGTCGCGCCTCCACTCAGTCCAAGGTGTGCCCCAGTCCTGATGTTCAAGGCGTGAGCAGCTGGGCTCGCAGTTGGCCAGGTCCCCGATGATTCGGAGCGCAGGGCCGCCGGTGCTCAGCAGAATCTGAAACTGTTCAGGTTCCAGATCACCTGGTGTGCTCCAGCCGCTGCGGACATCAACCGAGAGCGCTTGCTCCCGACAGCTTTCCTCAATGGCGTCTGCCACGTCGGCGTGGTTGGTCCCATTGAACTCGTGAAACCTGAGGCAGGCCTTGGCCTCCCGTGAAAGGAGGCGGCCTTCCCCCTCTTCCAGACAAAACTGGTGTGCCTCAAACGCTGCGGAAATCTCCTCGGCGTGCGCTCTGGCGTTGGCCTCGGCACACGTCAAAGTTGCGAGTGTTGTTGTCATTGGTGCGGTGTCGTTTGATTGCAGGTGAACCCTGCAGAGGGCCCCGTAGGGCCCCGTGTAGGGATCGAACCCGGTTTAGTAACCGAGCCAGGTCAGCACGTCTTCAGCGAAATACACGCGAAAACGTCCGCAAGCTTCCTCGCATGCTGTGACCCAGTTGCCCAGGCTTTCGCCGTGGCCCTGGAGCACCGCCTCAAGGTCGCTGGTGCTGTATTTGCCATGGCGGTCTGCCCAGCTGAGCAAAGCCGCCCTGGAATCAATCAGCTCTTGAGCTGCCGTGGCCACGTCGAAATCGTCGTAGGCCGCCAACAGCTCAATCGCTGGTGTCGCGCAGGTCTTCATTTGTCTAGGTGCAGGTGGAAACTGCAGTCTTGGCCGCGGTGGCCGTGCTGCCCCCTGAGTATAGCCGTGGCGTTGCAAGTTTGCCGAGAGTTTGCCGAGAGTTTGCACGGCGGCCCGAAATGCAGGGTTTTATTTAGTCCCACCTGAGACGCATCTTGAGACACCCCAGCGCACCCTGGCCGGCCCTGCGTCACTGCCTCTCATGCAGGTACGCCAGGCCCCCAAACCCCTTGGTATCACTGGGTTGTCCAAAGATTGGACAGGCCCTTGGGGCCCGTTTGGACACGCCCGGCTGGCCCCCGGCGGGGGGTAGTTCGCCCTGGCCGCCATAGCGTAAACCCCTCAAATTTTTCCACCAAAAATCCAACTCAAATTTTTCCACCAAAAAAAAACTCAGTGCACCCAAGCATCAGACGACGTGTGCCCAAGTATTGAATCATGGTGAATGCGAGTTGTCCTTAGGTGTATATAGGTGTCTTTAGGTGTACATAGGTAATACTTGGGTTCTATTTTCATTAGTAATAACAACAATAATCCTTGGATAATCCTTGGTTCACTATGAATTGGGTACACCTGCTCCGCTCCCCTACCGGGGAGCTATAGACCCTTAGGTAAACCTAGGTACACCTAGGGGGGTATTTAACCTTCTATAGTCACGCACACATTTGTACTACTGGCCTTCAGGCCTTATCTTGTCCCTATCCAGCCCTGTCGCCCCATGGCCTCAGACACGTCCCAGGTCCTCTCTGACCTGCATGCCGACCTTGCCTGGCACCTACGGTCCAAGATGGCCGATGGGTCCATCACAACGGCCGAGCTGAACGTCTTGCGGCAGTTCCTAAAAGACAACGGCATCTCTGCCCAACCGGTGGCTGGGTCCAGCTTTGGGGACCTGGTGGCGTCGTTGCCAGATCTGGATAAAGTGGTGCAAATGCCAAGGCGCAAAGTCGCCTAATACCAACCATGGCCGATCCCGCTGACATCCCATCTGGGTACTTCATCACGACCGCGATCAACAACAAGATCGCCAATGCTCCTGCTATTGGCATTGGGACTGGCTATGGCGGTGCTGTGACCCAAGGCACTTCCAAGACCACTGGCGTCACCTTGAACGCCAAGGCTGGTGTGATCACCATGCACAACGCAGCCCTAGCTGCTTCTGCCGTTGTTCAGTTCACCCTGACCAATAGCGCCATTAGTGCCACTGATGTCGTTGTGGTCACTCAGGGCTCTGGTGGCACCGCTGGGTCGTATCAAGCCCATTGCGTGTCCGTTGGTGCTGGCACTGCCGTATTTCGCGTTGTGAACACCAGCGCTGGTTCGTTGTCAGAAGCTGTGACCATCAACTTTGTGGTCATTGATTCCGTCAACGCCTGATGACCACCAGCAAGGGCTCTGGGTGGGTCGGCCTGCCAGAGCCTTTGTCGTCGGACTTCCGGTACTTCTTGGTCCTGGTCTGGCGCCACCTGAACCTGCCAGACCCAACACCGATCCAGCTTGACATTGCTGCATACATGCAGCACGGATCCAAACGCCGCATTGTTGAAGCATTCCGGGGCGTTGGTAAGTCCTGGATGGCCGCGGCCTATGTGCTCTGGCTGCTCCGTGGGAACCCCCAGCTCAAGATCATGGTGGTATCGGCTTCGAAGACCCGGGCCGACGACTTCACCATGTTTTGCATGCGGCTGATTCGCGAAATGCCAATGCTGCAGTGCCTGGAGCCAGACCGAGATGAGCAGCGCTCAGCCGTGAACCGGTTTGATGTCAGGCCCGCGATTCCGGATCAAAGCCCATCCGTTAAAGCAGTTGGCATCTTTGGTCAGCTCACTGGGTCCAGGGCCGACCTGATCCTTTCTGACGACGTGGAGACACCGACGACGTCGTGGTCAGTTGGGATCCGGGAAAAGCTGTTGGCAGCAGTGGGTGAGTTCAACGCCATCCTGAAGCCCGGTGGCGAGATCATGTTTCTGGGTACACCCCAGACCGAGGAGTCCATCTACAACAAGCTGGCTCAACGGGCATACGAGGTGCGCATCTGGCCAGCTCGGTACCCCGAAAAGCCAATCAAGTACGGCGATGCCCTAGCTCCTGTCATTGCCGAGGGCTGCCCTGAGTTGACCGGTCATCCAACAGACCCTGGTCGGTTCAGCGAGATAGACCTACTGGAACGCGAGACGTCGTACGGACGGTCGGCCTTTGCTCTGCAGTTCCAGCTAGATACCAGCCTCAGCGACCAGGAGCGGTTCCCGTTGAAACTGGCGGACCTGATGGTCCTGGAGGTGTCGGATCACGGGCCCGAGAAGGTCGTGTGGAGTTCTGGGGCCGAATACCGGATCAGCGACTTACCAACTGTTGGGTTTAGCGGGGACTACTTTTACCGGCCGGCCTACATCCATGGGTCTTGGCTGCCGTTCCAAGGCTGCGTCATGTTCATTGACCCGTCTGGCCGCGGCCTGGATGAAACCGCGTACGCCATCGTTGCTCACCTCAACGGCAATCTGTACCTGCTGGAATCCGGTGCATATCGAGATGGATACACAGAACCCGTTCTGCAGGGCCTAGCAGCCGCTGCAAAGCGCCAAAAGGTCAACCTGGTACTCCTGGAGGATCAGTTTGGCCAAGGCATGCTGGAGAGCCTTCTGAAGCCATACCTGCAGGTGCAGCATCCGTGCACCATCGAGACCGTTCGGTCCAACGTGCAGAAGGAGCGTCGCATCATTGCGGCCCTGGAGCCCGTCCTGAACCAACACCGGCTCATTGTCAGCCGATCTGTAATCGAAGGAGACTCCAAGGTCCGTGACGACGAGGCCGTCGAAAAGCGCTTGGCGTACCAGCTGTTTCACCAGTTGACCCACCTCACGGTTGACCGTGGCTGCTTGGCTCACGATGACCGCCTGGACGCCCTTGCAGGTGCGGTTCAATACTGGAACGAATCACTGGCCATTGATGAAGACCGGGCAATCAAGGAGCGGCAAGCGGAACTTTGGGACTTGGAGCTTCAGGCGTATATGGGCGAGCTTGAGGGAGCGCTTGATCGAAACCTTTTGGGTGGGAGCCTTACGGATCTTGCAAAGGCACCAGCCGCGGGGGGCTGGATGCGGACACGTCGTTAAGCGACCAGGCGTCAGGGCCTGGGTCATCCGGCTCCCAGGCATCTTTATTGGGTACGACGGCACCAAAGAAACAGGCTCTTTCCAGACTGTTGTCATGGCCGAATGCGAAGAGATGGCCTGGGAAGTCGCCACGAATTGCGACGTGTGGGAGCGGATTCCCTGGAAGGTCGATAACGTGCAGATCTTCCCCAAGGATCCGCTTTCATCAGATGTCGTCCATACGCCTCGCTGATGCCGCCAAGTTTTACAAGGAGCAGCCACACCAGATAGCTGCCTGGAATGCTCTTGAGCAAGACTTGAGCCCCAAGCAGCTTGAGGACTTTGCCGAGCTGTACCGAGCGGCACCGCCGGTCAAGGCATCGCTGATCAAAAACCCGCTGTCGGTCAAGTGGCAAAGCCAGCTGGACAACAAATCGGGCACTGGATACCGGGAGTGCTTCAGCAGTTCTTGCGCCATGCTCGCCATGTTCTGGAACAAGGTGGCCAACGACGACGCTTACAACGCCATCAGGTCCAGATACGGGGACTCAACCGAAGCACAGGCCCAGCTTTTAGCCCTGCGCAGCCTGGGCCTCAAGGCCAATTTCCACACGGATGGAACTCCAGCCAAACTTGAAGCCGAGATTGACGCTGGTCGTCCTGTAGCTGTGGGCTGGTTGCACCATGGACCCGCCAATGCCGCGTCTGGCGGTGGTCATTGGACCGTAATCATTGGATACACAGCAGCGGCTTGGATCCAAAACGACCCCAATGGGGAGGCAACGCTTGTCAATGGCGGGTATTCGGCCAACACCAAAGGCGCTGGAGTGGTCTATAGCCGTGCCAACTGGAACCCAAGGTGGATGCCAGGTGGCACGGGTGGCTGGTACCTCACCTGCGCCGCTTAACGCCAGCTTCGGACAGGGCAATTGCCAAAGCCTGGCGGGGATTTTTGACCACAGGCCCGCCTTTGCCACTGTGAAGGCCACCCGACTTGAATTCGCGCATGACCTTGGACACTTTTTTGTCGGCCTTGCCCTTGCTTTTCATCGTTTTACAAGCGGGGTGACGACGCCAGCCAGGATCTCAATGGCCCTGTACAGCTTGACCATAAGCCTGCTGTACCTGCTAAGGACTTCGTTGTCCTTTGGAGTGGGAGTGAGGTTTACGATGGCCACTGCAGCGCCGTGGACAGCCACGGCAGCAGCCATGTACTCAGGAATCTGGGGTGACATAGGGCTTTTGTATCTTTGAGCCAGTTTGCCAGGCTTCTGTGAGGTTGTCTGCTGCTTCCTTGGCCAGCCACTTGGCAATAGAAGTCTCTGCGTGCCATGCAGCGTTCAAGATTTCAGCTGTAGCCAGCAACCCGGACCAGTCTTCGGCCTGGTACAGCTCCAGCAAGGTGCGTTGAATCCGCTCCTCTCGTAACTCAAGCTCCAGGCTGCGTTCAAACTTGTTCATTGGCCGTTTTGCAGCGTACTTCCAGCATGGAAACACGTTGCTCAACGGAATTCAGCCGGGCAAAGGTCTCTTTGCGGTCAACCTTGATGTCGACGTGCAATTCCTCAAGCCTGGTGGCCACGTTTTCTACGGCCACCGTGAGGCGCGTCACCACCTCACGGTTGTTCATGTTGCCGCGAATGACGCCTGTTGTGCCCATCAAAGCGGCTGTGAATGCTGAGCCGACCAAGGCGGCAATGATTTCAACCATGGTCGGCGCTGTCGTCAAACCACCCTAGCGGCCCTGTCCACGCAGGGCTTTGCGTCCACGTCGACGTGGACGACTGTGTTGGCCCTGTCCCTGGCTGGTGGTCTTGGGTGGGCCTGGCTTGTGCTCGATGCGAGCGGTGCCGGTTTTGCTGCGGACGGCCATTATTTAAGGTTCAGCAGTTCCTTGAGTTCGGCCACGGTTAGTCCACTGGCGGCTAACTTCTCAGCAGGCGTCAGTTCAACCGGAGGTTCAGGCTGCGGGCGGGATTCGATCTCCGCAATTTCTTCAGCAGTCAGTTCGACGATTTCCTGTTCGCCGGTTTGTACGTCAACAACAATGCGGTGCATGGGTCAGCCCTCGTAAAGGATGTTTAGTGAACCGGCATCAAACGTGTCGGTGCCGTTTGCCGTTGTGATGCGGACGCGATCTAGGGTCCCGGAAAGGGTTACGGAACCACCACCAGCGCAAGAACCCACCGTAGAATTGCTTCCTGAGGCGTAACTAGCTATCCACGTATTGCCACCCATTAAATTCCAAACAAGCTGTCCAGAAGAATCGTAGGTAGCTACCGCGTGACGTAATGGAATGCCAGCAGTTGATTGAAAAAGGTTACCGTTGCTGATTTGTCCACATGATGCGTTGTATCCAGTTGCAACTATACCACTAGAAGTTCCAACTTGGAATAAAATACCACTTGTGCCATTTGTACTTATACTATTAAACATCACCGTCACCCGCTTCACCCAACTCGGAATCCCGGTGAAGTCGATGCTGGTGCCGCTGGTCGAAGCAACTGACGTACCTGATTTGATGATATTGCTAGGTGATGCGATGGTTGTGGTGCCATCAGCATTAAGCACAACGTTGTTGCTGCCCGAGCTGGCGTTCTTGAGGTTAGTTGTAGATAGTGTGCTCATTTTTTAACTCCAAGTACCTTGGGAAGAGTTGCTACCGGCTGCACCAATGGGCACAAACCTGATGTAGCTGCCAGCAACAGTGGAATAAGCACCACCAGGAGCTGCGCTAAGCGTGTATTCCGGGATAAAGGTGCCACCGGCATTGATGCTGACTGATCCACTGGCAACTAGCATCACAAAGTGTGTTGTACTTGTCATGGAAGGCGTTGCCGTTGCGTTTGAAACAGTATCGCTGCCCCATGTCGCGCCACCCCCAGTTAACCCTGCAACGCCTACATTAGCAGCTTCATTAGTTACTCCCGTCAGCAAAAAGTTATTTACTGTGGCCGTTCCACCGAAGCCAAATCCCATTGTGTGAGATGTGCTACCTACTGTTTTATTTAAGACGTAAACAACTTCCAGCTGGTAAACCGTGCTACCCGCCAGCGTCACACCAACACCAAATACCGACTGTGCGCCAGTTGCGTTTGCGCCGGCAAGATTTGAGTCAAGGCGGTAATAAAATGCACCTGCATCATTCACAAATGACAGCGCACCAGTGCCGTCGGTCATCATTGTTTGGCGTGCTGTGCCATTCCCAGTCGGCAGCAGCAGCGTGTTGGAGCCAGCCACAGCCGGGGCGTCGATCTCGGTGTAGCCCGATGTGCTGCCTACAAGCCTGATTGTCATTTGTTTGCCTCCAAGGCGGTCTTGATTTCGTCGGGGGTAGACGCGCCTTCGATCACGTCTTGAATCAGGGCGTACTTGAGGCGGATGTCAGAACGTGCCGTCTCTGCTGCAACAGCGTCAGCCCCAGGGATCTGTTTGGCAATGATGTCGTCGTAGGGCTTGAACTCCTCAGCGCGTTGCTGGCGG